AGACTCACACTATATGCACTTGGCAAAGTTTAAATATTCTTGACAAGAAGCACAAGGACGGTAGCGCAGTATTATCGCTTGCTGAATTCCTTGAAGGTGTGAGCACTATTATTGTTGACGAAGTACACCAAGCCAAAGCAGAAGTTCTTAAGAACTTGCTCACTCGCAACCTACGTAACGCTCCAATACGTTGGGGACTAACTGGTACTGTACCTAAAGAAAAGTTTGAGTTTGAAAGTATTCATGCTTCGTTGGGTCCAGTTATTGGAAGCATTAGTGCAAAAGAATTACAAGACAAAGGTGTGCTGTCTCAGTGCCATGTTAATGTAGTACAACTAATAGATACAGTAGCACATGCAGGATACCAAGAAGAATTAAAATATCTCGTTACTAATAAACAACGAGTTGAGTATATAGGCAAACTTTTAAATAATGTAAAACAATCAGGCAACACACTAATACTAGTAGACAGAATCTCTGCAGGAGAAATGTTAGCAGAACTAATACCAGATAGCACATTCATTAGTGGAAGTGTAAAGGTTAAAGATAGGAAAGAAACTTATGATACAATACGTGAAGGAACTAATGAAGTCATCATCGCCACATACGGAGTGGCCGCTGTGGGTCTTAATATTCCTCGTATCTTTAACTTGGTTCTTATCGAGCCTGGAAAAAGTTTTGTAAGAGTCATCCAATCAATTGGTAGAGGCGTAAGAAAGGCAAAAGACAAAGACTTCGTTCAAATATGGGACTTGACATCAACATGCAAGTTTGCGAAGCGACATCTGACTCAGCGTAAGAAGTTTTACAAAGAAGCAGAGTACCCTTTTACAATTGAAAAAGTAGACTGGAATTAATATATGAGAATGTTAACCTTAGAAAACAAGTGCTTTGCACTTAACGACTTACCTGATGAATTAGGTGAAGACGAAGATGTACGCTTTAGTGTACTAGATAATAGCGATCCAAAAGAACCTGATTTCTTTTTTATACCGCTTATATTTTTAGAATCATTTAGTAGTCCTGCTATTGTAATGGAAATTAACGGACATGAATTAATGATGCCGGTTGATTGGCACATTGCTGTTGGAGATTCGACAGCTGGATCTGATGTAGAAATTTTACCTTTAACAAGTATTAATGATAGAGGGTTTGAAACTTTCTTATTCAATCCGTTATCTAGTTATAAATTAGATTTTGGTACATTAAAAATTATTAACTTTTACAATGATGTTAAATGGTATTTTCCTAAAATGAAAAACGGACAACTATTAAGTGTACCAATTACAGAAGGCGATAACCCATTGTGTGCATTTTTTGTAAAAGATATAAGCAGACAAAGCGAAACAATAGACTATAGTGCTTTATTATAAGGAAAGGATATGACAATGAAAGCAGGTAAAATTTGGGGTCAAACAGAATTGATCCACGCAAATGGTGTACTAGAGTTTCACCGCATTGAATACAAAGCAGGATACAAATGTTCAGAACATGAACATCAATTTAAATGGAACGGATTCTTTGTCGAATCGGGCAAGATGCTTGTCCGTGTTTGGCAGGATGATCAAGATGGACTTGTAGATGAGACTATTCTTGAAGCAGGTGACTTTACACAAGTAAAGCCTGGAAAAATTCACCAGTTTGAAGGTTTAGAAGATGGTGTCGCTTTTGAACTATACTGGGCTGAATTTAATCACAATGATATTGTGAGAAGAACAGTAGGCACTAAAACAGAAGGAAAATAAAAATATGTTTAGTAACATTGATAAAAGTATGATGCTTAAACTTGCACTGTTGCACGTTGTAGTGATTACTATTTCAAATGCTTTAGTTTCTATTCCGGTAGAAATTGCAGGCATTAAATTAACATGGGCGGCGTTTACATTCCCGCTTGTGGTATTAGCAACTGACTTAACTGTTAGAATGCTAGGCAAGAACATTGCTAGAGCAACTATTGCTGCGGCATATCCACTTGCTATTATTGGATCAATTGCAGTAGTACTTGCTGAAGGTGCTCCACAGTCAGTAGCAATGCGTATTGGTTTTGCATCAGCAACTGCATACGCCGTAGGCACAATGCTTGACGTTTATGTGTTCCAATACATTAGAGAGAAGATGTCAGCATGGTGGTTAGCACCAGCATTGTCAACAGTTGTTGCAAACATCATTGACACATACACATTCTTCGCAGTAGCGTTTAACAACTCAGCAGATGAGTATATGGCTGCTAACTGGATGGAGATTGCAGGATCACAAGTTGTGATTAAGATTGCAGTAGGACTTATTATCTTCCTACCAGCATATGGTGTACTACTACGTTACCTAAATGGTAAACTAGGCGATGACATTCTTGTGCTTAAAGATGAAGTAGTCGAAAAGCCAAAGGCAAAGAAAAAAGCTCCAGCTAAAAAGAAAGCACCAGCTAAGAAGAAAGCTGAATAAATGTATAGTAAACAGTACTTGGAAGAACTTAAAGGACTACATTACGATCCAAAACGCCCTAACGGCTTTGGCGGTAAAGTAAAAGATTTAGGACATGCATACAATTATATTAATTATTGGATGCCGAGTACATGTTTAGATTACGGGTGTGGGAAAGGAGTAATTCTTTCCCACCTCAACGAAAAGTTTCCTGATACAGAATTTATTGGTTATGATCCAGCATTACCTATGTGGGCAAACAAACCAAAAAACAAATTCGATATGGTGTTTAGTAATGATGTACTAGAACATATCGAACCAAATTATCTTAAAGAAGTATTGCAAGACATTGATAATTATGCTACAAAATATGTTTGGTTACGCATAGATACACAACCTGCAAGGAAAGAACTGTCAGACGGGCGTAATGCACACTTAATAATTAAAGATAAAGATTGGTGGATTGAAGTATTACAACGTAACATACAAGGTACTATTGTGTATAATGAATTAAATAAAAAAGGCAAATTAGACGTTGCCATCGAAAAGTGAAAAACTAATACCTGGCAAAGCCTTAATATATGAACGAGCCAATGGAGTTGTATATGCAAGGTATGCAGAAGATCCGGAACTACCTCGTTGGATAATAGGTGGCGATCCCGGAGCAGTTGCAAGGGCACAAGGCAAGTTATTAGATTATAGTGAGTGGCAAGATTTATGTGACGTTGCAAGCGAAAACGAAACATTGAAAAAACTAATGGATAAGTTAGTAACAACTTATTATATAATAAAGGATAGCAAATGAGAATAATAGCAGGACCATGTCAACACGAAGGACTAGCACAGTCAGCAGAGATTGCTCGAGAGTGTAAGCGTGTGTGCGACAAGTATGGTATTGAATACTACTTCAAAGCAAGTTACGACAAAGCTAACCGTTCAAGCATGCAAGGCAAGCGTGGTATGGGTATGGAAGCAACACTAACAGACTTCCTAGCACTTAAAGTAGAACTAGGTGTAAAGACACTAACTGATGTACACGACTATGTGCAGGTTGCACGTATTGAAAGGGAATTTAAAGATGCAGTTGATGTCTATCAGATTCCTGCGTTCTTGTGTAGACAAACAGATTTACTACAGGCGGCTTGTGCTACAGATAAAATTGTTAATATTAAAAAAGGACAGTTCCTAGCACCTTGGGACGTAGAAGGAATACTAAGTAAGACTGAAGGTGCAAAAGAAGTTTGGATAACTGAAAGGGGAACTAGTTTTGGATACAACACTTTGGTCACTGACTTTACAGGACTTGATTATATGCTTAATAATATTGACGCCGACATTGTTTTTGATCTTACACACAGCGTACAGAAACCTGGAGGCTTGGGTGGATCATCTGGTGGCAACAGAGCTTATGTGCCTGGATTGGCCAGAGCGGGATCAGCACTCGGAATCAAAAACTTCTTCATAGAAGTACATACTGATCCTGACAATGCCCCAAGTGATGGGCCTAACATGCTTTTACTAGATAACTTTGAAAGGGTTGTAGATGACATCTACCGCTATTCTTATACCAGCTAGATACGGTAGCACACGCTTCCCTGGAAAGCCACTATGCATGTTGGACAGTGTTCCTATGATAAAGCGTGTGTATGACGCTTGTAGTGCGTCTAAGATACCAACATACGTGCTTACTGATGATGTACGCATTGCTAGTGTGTTTCAAAATACAAGTGTTATTATAGACGACACAGACTACGCAAACGGTACTGAAAGATGCGCAGGTGCTATTAATTTAGACTATATGAAAAAGTACGATCAATTTATAAACGTACAAGGCGATATGCCCGATGTAACATTACAAATGATTGAACGTTGTGTTGAATGGTTAAAGTATTATCCTATTAGTACAGTGTGGACAGACATGCCTAAAGAAATGCAAAACAATCCTGACTCAGTAAAAATGGTTAGAGCAGGTGATCAATGTTTATGGTTTGGTAGAGGTATGACTGGTTATGGACATTGGCACTTAGGTATCTACGGATATAGACGCGATGCATTAGAATTATACAGTGATTTAGAAGTTACACAAGAAGAAGAAATTGAGAAACTAGAACAGTTACGCTGGCTAAAAAGTGGTTGGCAAATAGGCTGTAGTAGTGTATACTTTAAAGGTATAGAGATTAATTCACCCGAGGACGTAGACATATGGCACAAACAAAACTCCCAATAAAAGACATACTAGCAGCCATTGATATGAATGGCAAAGGTGTTTGGAAAGAGCTAACTGATGAAGAACGCAAGTCGGTGAGCTTTTGGTTATTGAATAGATATGTAAGTGCTATAAATGGATCACGTGATGATCAAGAACTTGCTGTTTTCAAAGTAAATGAATACTACAACAAACACTTTAACACAATTGGTGTAGGCAAAGAAAACGGACACCAAGAACTTATGTGGCAACTGTTATGTATGAGCGGCGCTTGGGGAAAGATTAAGTTTCATCCTTATATTGGGTTTAAGAAAAAAGGTGGAAACAATAACAAAGCAATTAAATTATTAGAGCGTATACATCCTAACATGAAGCAGTTTGAAGTTGAAATGTTAGCAGGTATGTATACTACAAAAGAGCTAAAACAACTTGCTGAAGATCATAACATAGAAAGTAAAATATAATGGAATATCATTTTAATACGTTGCCAAACTTTGGTGTACTAGAAGTTAAACTAGAACAAAAACATATAGATTTATTATATTCTTATATTAAAGAAACAGCATATCCAGGGTATAAGTTTGAGGGTAATACTGTCGTAGCACATGCTAAAGATAATCAATGGAGTTTAATTGATCGTGACGGTGTATTTGAAAATGAAGTATTAAAACCAGCTGTAAACAAATATGCAGAACAGTGGGGCTGGCCTATGAATTTAAAGTCTACACACTATCATGATTTAAGTTTTAATAGATTCTGGACACGTATTACAACTAATGATCAGTACCAAAGTTTACATGATCATCAAGGAGTCTTTAGTTTTACAATATGGTTAAAGATTCCAACTGACTGGAAAGAAGAACAAGAAGGTGATGTAGGATTTTCACATCCAGAAGCAACTGACTTTGTATTTACATATACAGATACTATGGGAAGAATACAAAAATCTAACTATAAATTATGTCCAGATATGGAAGGTACAATGGTTGTATTTCCTAGTGATTTTAATCATATGGTATTGCCAGGTTGGACAAAAGAAGGTGAATATAGAATCTCGGTAGCAGGAGATATTTCACTTGCTAGTCAGTTTCCAGGAGAACAACTTGCAGGATAAACCTTACGTATGTGAATACTGTGGCAACGGTTACACAAGAGAAAAAACTCTTGCTGTACATATGTGCCAGCCTAAACGCAGAGCTCTGCAGAAAAACGAAAAGCGTGTACAGTTAGGTACATATGCATTTAATCAGTTTTATAAATTAAGTGCAGGTGCAAAAAAAGATAAAACCTATGAAGAGTTTTGTAAGTCACCTTACTATAATGCATTTGTTAAGTTTGGATCGTTTATTAGTAATGTGCGTCCTTTATATCCTGAGCGTTATATTGATTATGTTGTTACTAGCGGAGTTAAATTAGATCACTGGTGTAAAGAAGAAATGTATGAAAAGTATGCAACTAATTTAATTAAAAAAGAAGGAGTTGAAACAGCATTGGAGCGTAGTGTAATGACTATGATGGAATGGGCCGAAGAGAACGAGCCTGCTCCGTGGAACCATTACTTCCAGCATGTAAGTTTAAACAGAGCTGTTTGGCATATCAAAGATGGAAAAGTATCGCCTTGGTTATTATTAAACTGTCGTAGCGGAAAAGAAATGTTAAGTAAACTAAACGACGAACAATTGAATATGGTGTATAACATTATGGATCCTGAACACTGGGCTATGAGATTTAAACGCACTCCAAATGATGTACAACTTGTAAAAGACGTTGCAAAGGAATCTAATTTATAATGCCTGATATTGATATAGATTTTGCAAATAGAAATGATGTATTAGAAAAAATACAGCATAGAGTTGCAAGAATGAATTCTGAAAAGAAACATAATTCGGGTGTGTATGTTACAGAATGTCCGCATAATCCTGTAGACAATATATCAACATTAGATTATAAGACAGCAGAAGAACGAGGTTACTTTAAACTAGATTTTCTAAATGTGTCTATATACAAAGATGTAAAAGACGAGGCACATTTACAAGAACTTATGGAAAGGAAACCAATATGGCAACTACTGGAACACAAAGACTTCGTCGACAAAGTATTTCATCTAAGCGGGCACGACAGTCTATTGAAGCAATTGAAACCGTCATCGGTAGAACAATTAGCAGCAACACTAGCAATAATACGTCCGGCCAAGCGACATCTAGCAAAAGAGAGTTGGAAAAAGATACTAAAAGAAGTCTGGATAAAACCTAAAGAAGGTTATTACTTTAAGAAAGCACACGCATTTGCATATGCAATAAGTGTTGTTGTTCATATGAATTTACTATGTGAACAGATTAACGATCAACAAATTTAGATTTATTTAGGTTTCTTACGCATAAGCTGTACACTTTTACGCTTTACTCTTTTTATACTAAGTGCATTTAAATTAACACACGGTCCAATACTTACTTTTACATCTTTACTGTTCATAGTCATTAGTGCGTAAGAGTATGGACTTATATCAGTCCTTAAGAATATATTAATGGGGATCATTCTATTTGATTCCCACCACCACGAGTCTCCTAGTTCAAGGAAACGTTTTTTGTCTTGATCTGTTTTAAGCATTGTAAATACGTACATACTTGTAACATACTGATCCTGATTAGCAATGATACCAACGTATTCATTACCACCATATGTAACAACGCTTATAAACGGAAAGTCTTTTTCAATATTTTTTAATAACATAGTTCTCGATAAATATAGTTATGCAGTTAACACCTAGATATTTAGTCGATAACAAAATAACAATCATTGCTAATGACGCAGGATTAATAACGGAGTATAGACCAGTGTACCAGAGACATATAAAAGTATATAAGGGCATAGACAATGTCCTACAATTTAAAGTATTAAATCATGACCAAAAGCCTGTTGATATAACAGCCCAAACACCGAAGTTAGTTGTGTTTGATGCAAACAAACAAATGGTAATTGAAAGGGACTGTACAGTTACTGATGATGGATCTACAACCACCAGAGGAAATTGTAAAGTAACTGTAAGCGAAAATGACTTGTTAAATTTAGATACTCAGTTTTTAAGTTATAATGTATATCTAGTAGATAGTAATAGCGAAAAGACATTGACATATACTGACACACACTTTGGGTCAGACGGCGTAATACATCTAGAAGATACAGCATTTCCTGGACCGTTAAAGTCTGCAGAAGTAAAAGTATTCACTGAAGTTAATGAAATATGGTACAGTGAAAGTATTGATTCACAACCAGCAATAAATGGTAACGAAGCATTACACTCAGCCGCCGTGTATACAGACAGTTATATAGGTAACGTAACAGTACAGGGCACACTCGAAAATCAAGTAACCGGATCTACTAACTGGAGCGACATTAGTACACTTACATTTACAGGATCTGAAACAACGCCTATACCTACAAACTTTAATGGTGTATATAGTTACTTGCGTTTTAAAACATCAGCTAACCCAGCAGATAAAATTACAAAAATTTTAGTAAGAAACTGATTGACAACACAATAACTTTATAGTATAATAGTACTATGAGTATTGTAGCCGAAACAGTTCTGACATACATTCCTGCTAAGAGGAAAACAACTCCTAGCGGGTGGATCGGATTCGATGCTCCTTGCTGTATTCACAATGGCGAAACACGTGACACTAAGGCCCGCGGCGGAGTTATACAGGAAGCTGATAACATAAGCTATCATTGTTTTAATTGTGGATTCAAATGCAGCTGGCAACCGGGCCGAACCTTTTCATGGAAGATGCGTAAGTTCCTAGAATGGATAGGAACACCTGACGATGTAATCAACAAGGTTGCATTAGATGTGATGAGGTTAAACGAAGGAGTTGAAGCTAGAGAACGAATAGCTCAACTACCTTCGTTTTCATCTGTTCCATTACCAGAAGACGCTGTTCGTATACAAGACATACAAACGCATACTAAGCATTCACTTGCTGTATTAGAATATATGGCCGCACGTAATCTTAACTTAGATGACACTAACTATTACTGGTCTCCTAGTTTAGGTTACCGTGATAGATTTATTATTCCTTTTTATTATGAAAAAAGAATAGTAGGATGGACTGCTAGAAGTATACTTCCTAATAAAAATCCTAAGTACTTAACAGAAGTACAACCTGGATTTGTATATGGATTAGACGAACAAGGATATAATAAAATATTTGCTATTGTGTGCGAAGGACAACTTGATGCAATACATATAGACGGAACAGCTCTTGGCGGAAGTGAAATATCAGATCAACAAGCAATGTTATTAAATAAATTAAACAAAGATATTATTGTTGTACCTGATAGAGATAAAGCAGGCAGTAAACTTGTAGAACGTGCTATTGAATTAGGATGGAGTGTAAGTATGCCTGATTGGGATCAAGATATTAACGATGTAGGCGATGCTGTAGATAAGTACGGTAGACTATATACACTTTATAGTATCGTAAACACAGCAGACGAAAGTCCGCTTAAGATTAGATTGAAGGCAAAGAAATGGTTTTAATTAAAAAAGTGTGGTCCATACTTATTTGGCCGTATACAAAAATTAAAGAAGAAATTGCTTTTAAAAAGAAGATGAAAGCTCTTAGAGAAAAAGATCCGTTTATTTACAAATGAGTGAGTTTACAAAAGGTATAGGATCTATATTTAAAAATAATAGTCTTGCACTGGCACTAGTTTATACTCTAGGCCATGTAGTTATCGCTATGACAGTTGTGCGATTAATGACAGGGGCAAGTCTATGGGAAGCTGGAGCCGTTGCACTTGTTGAACCTGCTATAAACGGCTTTTGGTTTTATGCACTACACAGACTATGGACAAAGTATAATGATTAATTGGGGTATGGTTGGTAACAGCCACGATGCTAGTTTAGCAGTATTTGATAATGATCAGTTGCTATGGGCAAGCCTATCAAAAGACTTTTCTAAAATTGATAACGATCCAAACTTTAATTCTACACAAATTGAAGTAGCACGTCAAAGTTTTGGTCCACCACAAAAGGTAACCTGGTATGAACGACCGTTCCTAAAGACACTACGTCAATGGCGAGCTGGCCAGGGTTGGTTATACAAAGAGAATGATATTAGAGCTTACTTAAAACGTTGGGACATTACATGTAAGATTGAATATACCCAACATCATTTATCCCATGCGGCCTATGCTTATTATACACAACCCCACGACAACTGTGCAGTAATTTGTTTGGATAGTATAGGAGAATTCGAAACCCTAACTGTATGGCACGGCAAGAACAACAAACTTAAAAAGATTCATAGTCAGGGCTATCCACATAGCCTTGGATTATTCTATAGTGCTATGACACAGCGTATGGGACTTGTAGCACAGCGTGACGAATACTTAGTAGCCCAATGGGCAAAGAAAGGTAAGGCCAAGCGATTAGCACCAACTATGATGAGAGAACTTATCGACGTTGATCATAATAGAGGTAACCCACAAAAGATTAAGATGCGACATAACTTCCACAGAGGCTGTAATTGGTGGAGACCAGAGTTATCATCACAGCAAGACATGTATGATATTGCGGCCGCTACACAACACATTTTTGAATACTGTGTTAGTGTGTTAAGTATATGGGCAAAAGTACAAACAGATGCAAAACACATAGCACTTGCAGGTGGCGGAGCATTAAATAAAGATGCTATAGATAAGATACACGATCAATGGGATAGTATCTGGGTTCCACGTAATCCAGGAGACCCAGGTTCGTGTATAGGTGCTGTACTTGCTAAGACTAAACAACGACAAATAATAGATAAGGAATGGTATGACCCAATACAGTGAATGGTTCAAACAGTTACAAGATGATATTGTAGAAACTGTTGAGTCACTAGATTCTCCTATGGAAGAACGTGTAGCACCAACTAGAGAAGGTTGGATACAATCACACAAAACAATTAAAAGCACAGTGTTTGAAAAAGGCACAGTTAACTTTAGTGAAGTAACAGGTGAGTTTGATGCAAAGTTTGCAAAAGAGATTCCGGGTACAGAAGAACACAACGGATACTATGCCACAGGCACAAGTGTTATATTACATCCTATGAATCCTTGGGTACCAGCTATGCATTTTAACACACGCTACTTAAAAACATCAACCAAAGAATGGTTTGGTGGCGGCATGGATGTTACACCTTGTATTGCTAACGATGCATACAAAGCAAACTACCACGCAGACCTAAAAGCAATGTGTGACGAATACGATACAACCTACTACGACAAATTTAGCAAAGCATGTGATGAATACTTTTACTTGCCACACAGAAAAGAAACACGAGGCATAGGCGGAATATTCTTTGAGTATCACGACCCTAGTACAATGCACTTTGATTATGTTAAAGCTGTAGGAGTTCACTTTAACAATCTAATCAAACGCACAGTTAGTACATATAAAGATACTAATTACTCAGAAGACGAGCGCCAACAACTGTACTACAAGCGTGGACGTTATGTAGAGTTCAACTTGCTATACGATAGAGGCACACGCTTTGGTTTAAAAACAGGTGGAGATGTAGAAGCAATACTAATGAGTTTACCACCCAAAGTTGAATGGTAAAAGGTTGACAAATGAAAGCTAAGGTAATATAATAAACATATGAGCACAAGACAAAACACAGATTACGGGTACGAGATACAGAAGGTGTATCTTGAAATGATGCTATCAGATGCTGAGAGCTTTGTACGCTGTCAAGCTGTATTCGATCCAGATAGTTTTGATAGACGTTTAAAAAAATCAGCAGAGTTTCTCAACAACTATGTTATGGAACACAATGCATTGCCTACACTTGATATGATCAATGCGGCAAGTGATCTACAAGGTGACAACAAACTAAAAGACGTAGGTGAACTACAAGAGAATCATTATGATTGGTTGTTGCAAGAGTTTGAAACATTCTCTAAACACAAAGCACTTGAAGCGGCAATCCTAAAGAGTGCTGACTTGTTAGAGCATGGCGACTATGGACAGTGTGAAGACTTGGTCAAGAAGGCTGTACAGATAGGCTTACAAAAAGACTTGGGTACAAACTACTATGCTGATCCAAGAGGCAGACTAGAAGGCATCAAGAGTACTAACGGACAGGTAAGCACAGGCTGGCCAGTGATGGACAAGAAACTGTTTGGTGGCTTCAACAGAGGCGAGCTGAATATCTTTGCAGGTGGTTCGGGTGCAGGTAAGAGTTTGTTCCTTGCCAACATTGGTGTTAACATGGCCGAGAAAGGCTTGAACGTGATCTACTTGACACTAGAGCTTGCAGAGAGTCTAGTTAGTATGAGACTTGATAGTATGACCACAGGCATTCCAAGTCGTGATGTGTTTAAGAACATTGACGATGTTGAGATGAAGGTTAAGATGATTGGCAAGAAGAATGGTGCATTCCAAGTCAAGTATATGCCTAGTGGCAAGACAGCAAATGATGTACGTAGTTACATTAAAGAATATGAAATTAAAACAGGCAAGAAGGTAGATGTATTACTGATTGATTATTTAGATCTACTAATGCCAGCAAGCACAAAGGTAAGTGCAGAGAACTTGTTTATCAAAGACAAGTATGTAAGTGAAGAACTACGTAACCTAGCAATGGAATTGAACACAGTGTTTGTTACAGCGGCACAGTTGAACAGAGGTGCTGTGGAAGAGATTGAATTTGATCA